GAGACGAGGTTGGTCATGGAGACGGCTGCTGTGGTGTAGCCATACCCGAAAATTGCCTTATCCCCTCCATACCCGGCGGCTGCTAAGTAGTTTCTTGCGGTACCTACCCCGGTTGTGTCGGAGGCTACTACGCCTGTGTTCGAGACGAGGTTGGTCATGGAGACGGCTGCTGTGGTGATACCGTAGCCGAAAAGGGCTTTTTGCGTTAGCGCCGAGGAAGCTCCTATGTATGCCCCAAGAGTAAAAAATTTTGTTCCATCGCAGAAAACATCACACGACTCCCCAACTGCCAGTACGAAGGTCGTCAGTCCGTTGATAACCTCAGTCCCGTTCGGGTCCAGTGTGACCGACCCAGAGCCTGTGTTGATGATCGTGCAGTAGAACGAACTGGTCAGCGTACTGGCTGCGTCAAACGCGACCGAAAACGTGCCTGAGCACAGGAACGTCTTGCCAATGTCAGCGGCGTAAACAGTAAATCCCGTCGTAGCACTTACTGCGGCAATGGCAACGGGTGGGAGTGTGTCCCCAGCCTGAAGCTCTTTTACAACTCCGCTGTATATGGCGAACGGACGTTTCTCAGCCATGACTTACGCCAGCACCACTGGGGTCTGCGACTGGAAGTTTACGCTGGTAGCGCTGGTGGCGAACCCTACTCTTTGCACCACGTTCCCCGCCGCCGATGGAGCGGTAGCGGTACACAACCCGGCGGTAGTAGCGAGAAACTGCGGCCCAGGAGTCAGCCCGGTAACACCGGTGTTCGACCCCTCGAAGTACACAGTGGCTGCGGCCGGAGAAGTCACAGCAGCAAGAACAAAACCGTGTGCCTCTTTCCCGGCGACGGTAGCATCAGCCTTCCGCACGTTGGCGGTGCCGGTGTTGTTCCAGATGTTTACCAAATCACCAGCAGCCAGATTCTCAGAGCTCACAATCGATGAGGTGTCAGCGCCGATGCCTGTCGGCATCATCGAGTTGTCAATCCTGCCGGCAGTGTCAAGCGCCGGTATTTTCCCCGCATCGCCTGCGCCGGCGGATGCCTGAATAGCTGCTTCTTCAGTGAGCGTACCTGCGTTGTTTTTGATGTACTTGTTTCCTGCCATGATCTGTCTCCTAAGTCAGCGCGAGAGGCTCTCGCAGTTTTATGAATATTTTCGTCGCCGTCACCGGGAACGCCACAACCAACATGAACCCAGAAGCCGGAGTGGTCTGAGTCAGCAGCCCGTTTGCCCCGAGAAATATCGGAGCATCAAGCGTCCAGGCCCACGTCGGCTCTGTCATCTCCCCACCTGTCTGCACTGTTGCCTCGGCGCCGAGAAGAACTGCCCCTGTGGTCAGGCCAAGGACTTTATGCAAGTGCTCAGGGACCACGTTGCTGGCGTACACCGCCTCAGCGTCTGCGTTCAGCACTACTACCCTGTGCCCTCCGAGCGCCTCACCAGCCACACACGTCACAACAACCCCCCCTGCTACACCTGGAGCTCCATCCTCCCCTTGCTCCCCGCGCTGGCCGATGTAAACCGGCGCCGTGACTTGCAACGAATCGAGAGTGACCGGAGCAATAATCTCCTGCGACGTTACCGCTATCGGGGCTATGATCTCGTTTATCGTCATTGTGACTGATCCTGCGCGACGTTAAGCTGGCCCTTATACAGGGTCATTACAGTCCCCTGTGTGTCAGTGCACTCGAAGTCCCACAACCACTCACCTGCGTCAAGCGGAAGGAGCTGAGGCAGTACGGCGAACGTCCACGCCGCGGCGTCAGTTATTGTCACCAGCCCTTTGCCGGCCGTCACCACGTTCGTCAACTCGTACCCCAACACTCCACCGCTCCGAAACTGCATCCGGCACGAAGCCACTGGGTAGGTAGGAGGGACCAGCACTGGTAACTCGGCCGTTCCGGTATTGAACATCACCGGGCCTATGGTCATCCCATCCCAGGTGTCGCCGCGGTAGTGGTCGAACAAATTAACTGTTGCCGGGATCATCGCCGCACCCTATGAGAGAAGATGGAGAACAAAAGTTCCGGAAGTGTGGCTGTTCACTTTCACCCGGGCCCCGGCCACCGGGATGGTAAGCGCAGAATATGTGTCCGCCGTTTTACCAGCGATCGATGCGTGCTGCACCCCAACCACTCCATTGAAGTCGGTGTCGAACGCCTGCTGCACATCGAAGTTTATCGTCCCTCCGACAGTAACTGCCACCGAGCTGACAGACGAAGCAGCCGCGAGCCAAGGAGAGACCGCCACCGCTGACCACCCAATGTCAAACGTATCAGTGCCAATGGTCGCAGACGGAGTGGCAGAAGAGAGGGAGGCGAAATACTTGGTGCTGGTCACAGTGGCCGAAGCCCCCGGGGCGGCAAGAGTCTCAGTGAGTGCGTTGCCGATCAAGTCCTTCCCGACAAGAACAATGGTCTTGGCGGAGTGATCAGTAACAGAGTCGTTCTTGATCGTCACCAAATGAGCCAGTCCGTCTCCTGCCGCTGCTCCGGTGATCGTCCATGCTGCCCCGGTTACGTTCGATGCGTGGCCGGTGAGACTGGCAGCAGCGCAGGTGTGAGATGTCTTCTTGTGGTTCATGCTATGGACTCCTTTTAGAAGTTAATTTGTACGTTAATTTGGGGGGCGTTTCCCTGAGCTTCTGCGCCTGTTGGCTGTTCAAGCCGGGCCCACTTTACTGTTGACCTGATCGCCTCCAGCCTGACGGACGCAGGCGTTTCCGCGCTGTACACCAGCTCGTCCAGAACCTCAAGATACGATTCGGCTTGGTACTTCGCCTTGTTCGCAAACGGCAGTCCGTTCTCCCGGGCCTCTCTCATGGCCATCGCCAGCTCGCGCCGGAACACAGGGGTCTCTGAGAGGATGTTGAACTCGGCCTCAGTCAGGCCGTAGCGTGGGAGGATTACAGTGATGTCATCGACGGCTATTGCCAGGTCGAGGATCATTCGCGGATCGTATAGGTTTGTGGATTTGGGCTGGTATGGCTTTAATGCATTGGTCACCGCGGGCTGCCGGGCTGCGCTGTCGAGCAGCTCCCAATCGGCCTCTGGCGGGCAGACACCCTCTGTGAGGGCGCAGTCGAGCATACCTATGAAATCAGAGTTATCCATAATCTGGAGCGTATCATATATAAGGAGAAAAATCAAGATTAAAGTAACATTTTGTTATAGTGGTTTGGTTGACGGAAATTGGGGAGGTTTGGTGGTGGGATTTTTAGGTATAGGATTGACAGAAAATGAGATGGTTCGAGGCTGAATATTTTTGGGGGATTGGGTGACAAACATTGAGCGGCTGAGGTCTGGGATGTGCGTATGCTCATAAGAGACCCCTGGCCCCTCCCCTTCGCTGCCCCCCAGCCCCCCTCCGCAAAAAACACGATCCTCCCTACCCTCCGCCGATCCGCCCGAATAACCCCGCTACGACCGCGCTATGCCTCTAATTAGCGCCCTGACGTTTGAACGGTTGTCAACCGGTTGACCATTAGTACACACGGATGCGCTCACAAAGGGATAAATCCCTAAAATAAATCGTCAACCCTTTATCTTTTTAGTTGACAACGATTAAACAAGGGTATATCTTGTAGTTATTGAATGTAACATTTCTTAACACATACAAGGGAGCCCACAAAATGAAGATGACCGCCGAACACTACGAGACAATCAAGGCCGCTATGCAGACAATCCAGGCTGAGGATATCCTGGCCCACCGCGACTATATAATAGCAGAAGGCAAGGCGCGAGACGTTGACAAGCGGTTGCGCTGGGATTGTCTGTACGCCACCAAGATCAAACTTGGCGACGGGCGTGGGCGTTCCGGGCTGCCTGTATATGCTTACCTGCATGATTCACATATTGACACCGCGCTCAAGCAAATAATGAAAGAGCTTGGCATATAACATTTCTTAACACATACAAGGGAGCCCACAAAATGAATTACACACTGGCAGACCTACAAGACGCTGTTAAAATCCTTTGCCTTTCACCATTCTGGGAACGGTACACGGTAGAGATTAAACGAAGCATGGCCCGCGAGCTTGCCAACCTGCTGCATAGTGCAGCGTAACAGAGGAAACAACGACTATGAACGACTACGAAAAGCAGGCAACCGACTTTTGCAAAAAGCACAACGTCAAGATTATTCCCACCTATACTGGCCACCGCAAATACTTCCCAGACGATGAGACCGCGCGCGCCTGCTACTCTGTGACCATTGAGCGAGAAGGCAAAGCACCCTATGCGTTCGACTTTGGGCAGTCTTTGCAGAAGAGCTACAAGGCAACCGTCGGTTTCCCTGGCGAGCCAGGATGTTACACCGTGCGCGCCGTGCCGCAGTGGTTCAATTTTTCATGGTTGGAAGAAGTCGGGAAGGAAGTACGGGTTAAAATTGGCGGGAAGATGCGCCGTGCCGTTCTTCAGCAAGCAACCATCCCGCCCACCGCCTATGATATTCTTGCGTCGGTCACAAAATCCGATCCTGAGACCTTTGAGGACTTCTGTGCCAATTATGGGTACGACGAGGACAGCCGCAAGGCCGAAGCTACATATTTTGCGGTACAAAAGGAATGGAAGAATATAAACCGCATCTTTTTCGACTGCATGGCTGAATTGCAAGAAATCAACTAAAAGGAGGCCCACAAAATGAAACAACCAAGGCAAATAAAATGGGATGTATATTTTAGAGGGGCAAAAATAAACAGCGTCTTTTTTACACCAGACTGCGACAAGGAATATGTGCTAAAGGCTCTAATTAACCACGATGGATTTCACCCAGATATAAAAATAAAGGAGGCCGCAAAATGAAAGCACCCAGATATAGAGCAACCCCGTTGACAACCGACTACGCGGCAATGATGCAAGATTTTACCCCTGAGGATCTGCCGGACTATGCGCCCGTGAGGCTGCCGGGCCTGGATGATGACGAGGCCCTTGACTGCTGCATGGCTGGGATGACTTTAAACTTTGATTGGGGTGACACTTGAGCTCGGAGAGCGCGACGAGTGCTGGGGATATTATGGAAGTGAGTACGCCGAGCAGGAGCTTAAAAGCAGGCTCGAAGCAACAAACGTATAAATTTGTCACAACTCTTAAACGTGATAGAGTTTGGCGGTTTTGGGGCAGACAAAAACCTGTTCACTAACAAATGTTACACAACAGGTGGGTAAACATACAACTATAAACAAGTGTTGTGTAACATTGTTAGTGAACAAGGAGACGAAAAACAGGCAAAAATGCCGAAATAGCAGTACAAAAGTGACAGATCGTGAGGCTTGTGTATGAAAAGTGGCGGAAGTCGCCACAAAGGGGGAGGCCGAAAAGCGTTGGTAGTAGTAGTAGTAGAGTAATATATTATATAATAGTATTAAAAGTAACTAAATATGCTATATATATGTCCAGCCTTTTGGCGTTCTTGTAGAATGTAGACTTTACACTTTACATGGTAACATTCTGGCCTTTCATCTTGGTGTAAAGTGTAAAGTCTACATTCTACAGGAATGGTAAAAACCGGAACCTTATATATTGAAAAACACCGATTTTCGTACTAGAGTTGCCTCCAGCCTTACTCCTGCAAGGGCACCTTTAGCAGAACTGTCAACCCGAAAACGTACTAGAGTTTTCCATATATTAGTTAAGTTACTGGAACCAATACAAAAACCGAAAATGTAAACATACTAGAGTTTCGTACTAGAGTTAAACCATCAAAATTGTCAACCTCTTCAAAATTAGTTATTGCAAACCTCTAACCAAGTGTGTATACTAAAATTATGAACAGCGAAGAGTTTAAACATCATTGCTCCCGCCTCGGCTGGCCTCCGCCATTCGCAGCCAAGCAATTTGGGCGCTCCACAAAAACAGGGTACGCATGGGCGGCAGGGACAAGAAGGATCCCGGCAACCGTGGCCTCATTTATGGAGACCTACACGGACCCAATTACAAAGCCGCAAGAGCACACAAAGCAAGCGCCGTCAATAACACCAGCGCACCTCCTGGCCTTCAGGAGACATTTTGCACTGAGCCAGTTACAAGCGGCCTCCTTAATAGGGGTAACAAGAGTGACGTGGAACCGATGGGAGCGGTCAAAGTCTACCGTTCCGGCGCACCTGATCCATACATTAAAAGCAGTCGTCCAACAACTTAAGGAGATAAAGAAATGGAATACCTAGACACCAGAGGTCTACAGAAACTGCAAGAAGAGTTACAAGAGGAAAAAGACGCCCTCGAAACAAATGTAGAAGAGGCCGAGGAGAATTACGCAGACCTGCTTAACGCAGAAACATGTGACATCGAAGACGGAGCACAGGAAGCGGCAAAGCAATCATTAGAGGTAGCGCGCACCGCCCTTGTTGAATGGGTCGAAGAAAACCAGGAAGAGCTTGACGAGCTGAACAACCTGGAAAACGAGGTCGGCAGCGAGTGGGCTTACGGAGAAACCTTGATCCCAGAGCAAGAGTTTGTGGAGTATTGCCAAGAGCTTTGCGAAGACATTGGCGGGAAAGTCCCTGACTATATTGTTGTGGACTGGGAGGCCACAGCCGAAAATCTGAAGGCGGATTACTCAGAGGTGGATTATCAAGGAACAACTTACCTTTTCAGGAGCTAAAGAAATGAAAATTAAGAACAGATTTACCGACGAAGTGATTCTCGAAGTACCTGGCGACACCCTGACCGGGGCCGACCTGAGAGGGGCCGACCTGAGAGGGGCCGACCTGACCAGGGCCAACCTGACCAGGGCCAACCTGACCTATGCCGACCTTACCGGGGCCAACCTGACCAGGGCCAACCTGACCAATGCCGACCTTACCGGGGCCAACCTGACCGGGGCCAACCTGACCGGGGCCGACCTGAGAGGGGCCGACCTGAGAGGGGCCGACCTGAGAGGGGCCAACCTGACCTATGCCGACCCGACCGGGGCCAACCTGACCGGGGCCGACCTTACCGGGGCCAACCTGACCTATGCCGACCTTACCGAGGCCACCCTGACCGGGGCCGACCTTACCGGGGCCAACCTGACCGGGGCCGACCTGGCCGGGGCCACCCTAACCTATGCCAACCTGACCTGGGCCACCCTAACCTATGCCAACCTGACCTGGGCCAACCTGACCTGGGCCAACCTGACCTGGGCCTTTATGATGCTTGGGGGCAAAAAGTTCTTTTTATCTGAGAAGCCCAAACAATGAAATACACACTCATCCGGCTCACGCCTCAAGGTTTCATTGAGCACAAAAACGTAACCGCCAGGATAGCGAGCCCTGGAAAAATCCACACAACCGTGGAAGGAGAGTTATATACTTTTGTCAACCCTTCAGCGGACATGGTAAAAACCAAGGCAATAATGTTGAATAAAGCAATCGGAGCGGCGCAGTCTCGAATTAAGGCCGCCCAGGTGGAAATTGAGAAGTTGAGAGGACTTAAAGGAGGGTCACATGCCTAATACAAGAACGTGGTATGAAGCAATCGCAAAAGCAAAAGGCGAGTAAATGACCCCCTCAACCCTCAAAGCCTTCCGTGCTCACTTCTCCATCACCAGGGCGCAGATATGCCGCTACCTAAGCATTGACAGCCGGGAGTGGTACGGATGGGAGCAGGGAACAAAACCGATACCGGCCACAATAAAAAGGCGCCTTGTTCTGGCGTTCGTGCGGATCACAGCGGCCAGGGCCAGGAGGGCGAAACTCTGCAAGACCTGTGGCAGGAACATCGAAACCAGCACTGACAAATATTGTCCGTACTGTTCCAGACCTGTTAAACGGACAAATGCACAGTTAACTAGAGAGGTGCTTAATTGAACGATAACTTGTTGACACAGGAAAGAGTTCGGGAGCTGTTTGATTACCGGGAGGACGGGGCGCTGGTGTGGAAAGTCGCACAGCGTGGGGGCGTTAAAGCCGGATCAATGGCAGGGGGGCTTACGCACGGGTACGCTGGGGTGCGTATTGCTGGACGGCATTACTACATTCATCGGGTCGTGTGGCTCTGGCACTGTGGGTATATGCCGGAGGGCATTGTAGATCACATTAACCGAGATCCTTTGGACAACCGGGTAGAGAATCTCAGGGAGGTGTCACATTCCTGTAACCACCGCAACACGACAAACAACCGCGCAAATACGTCCGGAGTGAAAGGCGTTTATCGAACAGGAACCGATCAAATGTGGAGAGCTCAAATAAAGGTTGCCGGGCGTATTCTTTATCTTGGTCGGCACACAGACTTTCTTGAGGCAGTTTGCCATAGACTCGCCGCCGAGCAGGCAGAGGGATGGGCCGGGTGCGATGATTGCTCCCCAGCCTTCAAATATGTGAGGCAACACATTCCGAGAGACGTTTAAAGCGATTACAGCCCCCGCTACTTGGCGGCTTTCTTAAAAATCAAAGGAGATTTTACCATGAAATCAGTATGTAGCCGTAATGAAAAAGACTCATTTATTTCCTACCCCTGCTTGATGATAAGCACTTGTAACGGCTCTGTTGTTCTGTTCACGGAGCACGAAATAGGCACCTGCGTACACGCCGGAGGAGATAATGATTTGGGGGAGTACTCAACGGCATGGGCCATGGACTGTTTCAAGCCTTTCAACGGTACCGTTACCCTGAGCAACGCCTAATGAACGAAGCGCCGGCATATACCCTGAGTCTGCGGGCCTGCACTAAGGGACCCCTCGGGCGCAATGAGTACGAGGGGATAACCTCAAGGTAGCGTGGCACCGCCCCACACTTGGTCAACGACACGACAAGGTCCGCAGGCGGCTTTTCTTAAAAATCAAAGGAGACCAAACTATGAGCAGAGAAATAAAGCCGATCAACGTAAGCCGGTGGCCGTGGCACGACGAGGTGATCCACTGGACATGGAGAGATAGCCAGGAGCATCACTACAACGGCCTGAGAGTGAGGCGCAACCGTGCAAGGCTTGTTGCTTTCTGCCTGCTAGTAGCGGCGGCGGGGCTTATTTACGGCCTGATTAGTTGGATAACCTTGTAAGGAGAAACACCATGAACAAAAACACAGACGCAGTACCAGCAGGAGTGGCAGCATTGTACGCAGACATTATCTCACACCCGGCCGAGGAGTGGAAAGCCAGCGGCTCAGATCTTCCGTATTTGGAGTGGGTCGAAGAGATGAAGAGTAGAGAGAAACTCGATAAATTTAGCGTCTTGCTGGGGTACCCTGATGGGCAGACGTTTTTTACTTGGGTATCCGCAAGGAGTGCCGTGGCCGCAGTAGAGAAAGCAAAAAAGCGCTGCGTGGAAAATTACTCAGGCGAGGAGGATGATTTAACTCCGGTGCTGGTTTTGGCAGGGCACCACGACTGCCTGCTCGCCAAGGAGGACTTCGCATGAGTTCGATCACAGCCGAAGAAATCAGACAGCTCAGAGAAACGCTCGGGCGCACTCAGGAGGGCATGGCCGCCATCGTCGAAACCTCCCAGGTCACATGGTCCAGGTGGGAGCGCGGGGAGTCCTCCCCTCTGCCGGTGTTCGCCAAAAAACTTGAGAAGCTGCGGAAGATCGTGGCCGGGAGGAAGGAGGAATGAGGCCTGCTAAAACAGTTTGTATTTGTGGACACCGGCACTGCCCATCGTGCGAGAACCAGCTTGACAGTAATCTAGTATGTGATGTTTGTGGTAAGGCGTGGACAGAAATAACCATCGAGCAATACATGGGTATTGTGCCAATAGACATTACGAAACTGTACGAGGAAGACAGCCCATGAAACCAACCGCAAGCGTTCGGATCACCTGCTCTCTATGCTCAGAGCAGCTTGAGCTGCACTACGCCCATTCTGCACTGACCAGCGAGAACATCATCGAGGACGCAAAAACCAGCGGGTGGGGGTTCGTAGACGGGAAGTTCTATTGTAACTCCTGCGCCTCTGCCTGCAAACAAGCAGCAATTATAGGGGGGCTGTTGTGATGTTTTCGCAGGCTACATGCTTAAACGCTGATGAGTGGGGCACGCGGATGGAGAACCAAAATCCAGAAACTATTTTGGAGATGCAGGAACTTTTCTCCGTGCTAAACGAATCCTGTGACTGCCTTGGCATGGCAGACCGCCATATTTTGTGTGCGTGGGCTGTAGGGGAGGCCTACCCATCATCCCGTGTGAGAAACATTTTGACCAGAGTGCAGTACATTGCAAAGATGTCTTGGAGATACAGGCAACGAGGAGGGAGAGCATGAGCCTCCCCCCATCAATAGGATTCGACCTGGAAACATGGGGCGACAATCAGGAGTACGCCCTCCAACCGTTCAGGGCCTTGACAGGAGAGGCCGGGATTAGAGCTGCGAGTGTGGCTGTCCTTCCGGACAAATCAGCCGGCCTTATTGACCCGCGCCCTGAAGATGTGCGTAGGATGCTCCTGGCGGCCATTGAGGGGGGTAGGTATATCCTGGGATGGAACGTCTCCTTCGACGCCGCCTGGTGCATTGCCGTGGGCCTGGAAGAGGAGGTTTTCAAAGTCAAGTGGCTCGATGCCATGCTGCTCTGGCGCCACGCCGTTGTTGAGCCGGAGGGCGAAGATGTCCCGGCCAACAAACGGAAGAGATACTCTCTCAAGTCTGCCATGGAAGAGTTCTACCCTGACGAAGCAGGATTCAAGGACTTCGAGGACTTCCAGGCCACAGACGAGGAGAGCCTGGACAGGCTCCTGCACAGGAACAAAATGGACGCGCTGTGGACCCTGCGTCTCGCAGAAAAGTTCTGGGGCATGCTGAACGACACCCAGAGGCAAGCCGCGCTCATAGAGGCCCGCTGCATCCCTCTCATTGCGAAGACTAAAGTGATGGGCATTGTCTCATCCGTTGAGGCAGCACAGATCCTGAGTGACAACCTTGCGGCCGAGGCGGTGGCACTGTACCGGGAGCTGCTTACCACCAGCCCTGAGATCCGAGGGTTGAACCTCGGGAGCCCTCCTCAGTTGCAGAGATTGCTCTACGACACATGGAGGCTTACCGCTGAAAGGTTCTCTAGGAAAACCCAGAAGCCGTCCACTGACAAGTACGCCCTGTTCGACCTCGCAGCCGTAGACTCCCGGGCGCACCTGCTGAAGAAACTCAGGGAGGCGAAGAACAACCGGACGAAGTATGCCAAGGGCACCATCAAAAGCATGGAGTACAACGGGGATGGATGTGTAAGGCCGCAGGCGAAAATATTCTCGACGTACACCTCTCGTATTACCTATGGCAGCAGTGACAAGGCCACTATTCAAGAGCAGAAGAACACGAAAAAGAACGGACTTGTCACAGTTGCCAGGAAGGTCGAGGTTCCTGTCGGAGTAGCCCTGCATCAATGGAAGAGGGGGAAAGATTACCGGCGCCTGATCATGCCCCCTGAAGGGTACGACCTGACAGAGTTCGACTTCATGGGGCAGGAGTTCAGGTGGATGGCTGTCGCGTCCGGGGATGAAACAATGCTCGGGCTCTGCGCACCAGGAGAAGACGCTCATGCGTACATGGGGGCCCAGATCGCTCAAGTTGACTACCGCACACTTGTTGCTGCTGTAAAGGCCGGGGACAAGGCGGCGGCCAATGAGCGTAAGTGCGGAAAATTTTGCAACCTCAGCTACCAGTATCGCGTAAGTGCCAGAACTGCCACGGTCAAAGCACGGATCGATTACGAGCTTGACGTTGACGAGACGTTCATCAAACAAACCCAGTCGATTTACAAGCAGTCGTACCCGGGCGTAGGTGGAACACCCGGCCAGCGCATCGGCGGGTACTGGGCGTCGCAGATCCAGAAGTGCAGACAGCTCGGGTATGCAGAGACGTTCGCCGGGCGCCGGGTGCAGTTGAAAGGAAACTGGGCAGGGAGGGAGGCGTGGCCGCTGGAGAGTACGGCGATCAACTATCCGATCCAGGGGACTGGCGGTGATCAGAAGTATTTGGCGCTGGCTGTGGCCAGGAACATGCTTCCGCAGTTCGGAGGACACTTTTACTTCGAGCTCCACGACGGTTTATTTTTCATCTTCCCTCATGGGAAGACTGCTTCGGCAGTCGAGGCGTTCCGGAAAGCCCTCTCAAACCTGCCGTACAAGCAGGCATGGGGTGTAAATTTACCGATCCAATTCCCAGTCGATTCCAAAGTAGGGCCGTCGTGGGGGGACCTCAGGGAAGTAGAATAAAAAGTAACCCGGCTATCATTTTTATCTTGCAATAATATGTCAACTGAATTACGATAGGTATAAATCAAAGACGCCGCCAGTAAGCCGCACACATCCCTCTGGCTGGGGGAGTAGCTTACTGGCGGCGGGGTTCTTCTAGGCACATGAGCGAGCAAATATGATTACACAAAAAATGTTAAGGGCTCTACTAGACTACCTCGAAGACGGGACACTGGTTTGGAAAGTGAGTCAGGGAAGTAGGGGTAAAGTAGGTGCTGCCGCCGGGTGTTTGGACGAGTTCGGGTATTTGCGAATACGTGTTTGCGGGAAAACATACAAAGCCCATCGACTTGTATGGCTTTGGCACCATGGATACCTTCCTGAGCACGGGCTTGATCATATCGACAGGCGCAGGACTAACAACCGACTACGCAACCTTCGAGAGGTTGGTAGGGTCTGCAACATGAGAAATACTAGCAACCCGCAAAATAACACATCCAGCGTAAAGGGTGTAGGTTGGCACAAGGAACATAACCACCTGTGGCCATGGAACCAGAAGCGATATGGCTTGCCGTGCTTGCCAAAATGAAATATCCGAGATTGAAATGGCTGCTTACAAAGCAAGCCAGGAGAACAACCATGATCCAGCCTGATCTTTCTAGCAATTACAAGATAACCACATCAACGACAACGCTTAATTGCCACTGGTGCGGAGTAAGTTTGTCCGGCGCAAGTCGAGTAACTTACTTGAATGGGAACAAGCCTTGCTGCGATCTGTGCCTACACAAGAAGGAGACCAACCATGAGCGATGAACTGAAACCTTGTATGGAGTGCGGCATGGTCTACAACTCAACCGAGTACCACCCATACGCAGCGTGTTTGATGTTTAAATCCTGCCACAACTCAGAGGTTGTACGGGCAAATCTCGATTTTGTTCTGAACAGCAAGCCACTCACAATCCCAGCCACCGGCCCCGTAACCGAGAACGACATACTGGAGATTATCGCAGAGAACGAGCGGATGGAGCAAATAACTAAGGACGCTTGCAGGTATAGATTGCTCAAGGGGGTAGCCTTACAGAAGGGAGCTCTAGAGGCAACAATAGCGATGGCGCAACTTGACTTTATATCTGATCCTGAAAAATTTGATGCTGTTGTTGATGGGCTGGAGCAAAAATAATGCCGTAAAGGAGCTAAAACCATGAGAGGAACAGTCGCAAGGAAGTTACGTCGCGCAGCGGCGGAGGCAGTAAGGCTTTCACCCCAGGTGCCGAAGCCGAAGTTCTTGAGGGTCTATAAGGATCTGAAGTGGGGGTGGAGCAGAGGGGTGTTCAAGTGAGTAAAACCATAAACGCGAAAGGCAAGCCGTTCTCCTGGGCGTACACCGCACTCGCAGACTTTGAAGGGTGTCCAGCCAGGTACGCAGCCGCACGGTTTTACTGCACCTCGCCGTTCCAAGAATCAGCGGCAACAATCTGGGGCTCCAGAGTCCACAAGGCAGCCGAGCTGGCCATCAAAGGCAAAGATCACAAAGATCCAGAGGCGTTCGCACCGGTGGCGCCGTATGTCTCAGCCTTGAAGGCAAGCGGACATTTCTTGGAGGCGGAGACAGAGATCACGCTGAACGAGAACCTGGACCTGACCGGATGGTTCGCCAAGGACGCCTGGCTTCGCTGCAAGCTGGACGTAGTGGTCACGAAACACAGTCCGAACACCGCAGTTCTGTACGACTGGAAAACTGGAAAAATCAAAGAAGGCGACGACCAGCTCCGCATCTGCGCCGCAGCCCTTGAGAAAACCAGAGCCGGCATAGACTTATTCGAGGGCAAGTACATCTGGACGAAGTTCAAGCAGGTCACAGGGATCAAGCCGATCAAGCGAGAGGATATCCCTCAAGTATGGGAGAACATCCTGCCTAGGGTAGCCAGGATGCAAGCAGCCTGGGACGCAGACAACTTCCCGGCCAAGCCTTCGGGGTTGTGCCCATATTGCCCAGTAACAAATTGCTTGAAGAGGAGGTAACATGAGCAACGATAATGCAATAAACCTGGAAGAATTTGAAGGACTCAAATGCTCCCGCCCAGCCTGCGGAGGCCCTGCCGACATAGTAGAAGATGTGGACGGAGAAGTGTATGTATTGTGCCAACACTGCCTCAATAGCCAGACGGTTCATGCTGCACCTGAGCCTGAAGAAGACACCACTCTGCACGACGCGGTTCACGATTACCTGACAGCGCTTGACGCTCCGAGATACGCCGCGTCTCACCAGCAATCAGTCGAGAAAACCTTAGCCGCTCTGCGGCAGGCGTACTTACATGCTTCTTGAAGAGGAAGACAGTAGAGATTTGTGGGACGTACTTCGTGAGATGTACGAAAACGGCGTAGCCGAGAGGGAAAGCATGACACCAGAAAATGAAGTAAAAGCGCAGATCAAAGACCTCCTGCATGCTCACGACATCCAGCCGGCAGCCAAGGCCGGCACGTTTGCAACGGCGGCAGGGTGGTACTACTCCGCCGTCCAGGGGCCTATGTCTGTGCGAGGCATCCCTGATTTCATCGGGCACTACCGTGGGAAGTTCTTCGCGGTCGAAGCTAAGTCGCCGGGTAAGAAGCCAACAGGATTCCAAGCCCTCCAAATCCACTCGATCAACGTCTCTGGCGGCGCGGTGTTCGTAGTTTCAGACGACGAAAGCCTGAAAGTTTTCGCTGCGTGGCTGCTGGAGAGGTATTGATGAGATACCTTTCAGTCTGCTCAGGAATAGAAGCGGCAACCGTCGCATGGCACCCGCTCGGCTGGACACCGGAGGCGTACTCAGAGATTGAGAAGTTCCCGGCCGCCGTACTCGCACATCACTACCCGCAAACTCCGAACCTCGGAGACATGACGAATTATAAGGAGTGGAATATTGGAGACATCGACCTGCTCGTCGGAGGAACACCCTGCCAATCATTCTCAGTCGCAGGACTCAGAAAAGGGTTGGATGACCCGCGTGGCAACTTGGCGCTGGTCTATCTCGGAATTGCGGAGAGGTTTCATCCTCGCTGGCTTCTCTGGGAAAATGTCCCTGGTGTGCTCTCCTCAAGCGGAGGACGGGACTTTGGTTCCTTCCTCGGGGCGATGGCTCAACTCGGGTATGGGTTCGCCTACCGGGTTCTTGATGCTCAATACTTCGGAGTTCCACAGCGACGCAGACGCGTGTTCGTTGTCGGACATCTTGGAGACTGGCGACGTGCCGCTGCGGTTCTTTTTGAGCAGCACAGCTTGCAGGGGCATCCTGCGCCGAGCAGAAAAAAGGGGGAAGAGGCTGCCAGAAATGTTGCAATCGGCATTGACGAAGAGTGCAACGCCACAATTAACGGAACCGGCCCCCTGTTAAGGGGCGGACAAGGAGGGACGCGAAACGCTGTCGCCTGTTTCCAAAAAAACACCAGGGATGAGGTGCGATACCTTGGGGGGGATGGTCAAATAGCCGGAGCGTTGGCGGCTAGCTCGGGAATGAAACAGACAAATTATATTTGCGCCCCTGTCTCCCCTACTTTGAGGGCTGGAGGGAATAAGACAGGGGGGGATCGTCCGCCTGGGACAGATGTTGATACTGCCGACAGCTTAATTGTTACTCCGTGCCACACAACAGGGGCAGGTTTTTGGAAAGAAGGGTACGGAACACTTCGCGGTCGGGAGCAGGACAGCCATGAAAATCTTATCTGTATGTCCACCGGCCAAGCATCGGCAGAGATAGGGATAGGGATAGGGCCCACGCTCAACTGCAACCACGAAGCTCCGATAGTTTGCCACGGAACACAAGACCCGTGTGTTTCGGGTATTGCTTTTGCCCAAGGTAGAAATAGCGGCGGGGAGAATGTACTTTGTTTTCAGTCATCGCAAAGCGGAATCCGAGAGGTACTAACCCATGCCACTCTGGACGCCAATAACGGCAGTCGCAGACACAACGGCGGAATCCAGGGCGTGCAGGTTCGCAGACTCACCCCGACAGAGTGCGAGTCATTACAGGGATTCCCGCGAGGGTACACAAACATCCCCTGGCGTAAGAAACCGGAAGCACCTGATGGCCCACGATATAAAGCTCTCGGGAACTCGATGGCCGTGCCGGTTATGCGGTGGATAGGAGAGAGAATCCAAATGGTAGACGAAATATGACCGCCCCCCGCATAATCAACAACCATATCGTCCTCCCAGTCCAAGGGACAGGCCAACTCAGGGCCTTGTTCCCAGGGCTCAAGGAGACGAACATCGGAGAGCAGACATTCGCCGCTGTTCCGTTCACACTGGAGGCGGCCAGGATATTCAACAACCTGGGGGTCAAGACACCGTCACCTATCCGCTCACTGTACGAGTGGCCCGGCAGGTACAAGCCGAGGTGGTATCAGACCGACACCGCTGAGTTCTTCACGCTCAACACCAGGGCGCACTGCCACTCGGCGCCTCGTACTGGGAAGACGCTCAGCGCACTGTGGGCGGCGGACTACCTGCGGCAGGCAGGGCTGATAAAACGCACCCTGATCGTAGCTCCGCTGTCCACCCTTTGGGATGTGTGGGAGGCAAACATCTTCGAGTCGTTCCCGCTGCGCACGTTCTGCGTCCTGCACGGGTCGAAGAAGAAACGCCTTGAGCTGCTGGCCCAGCCGCATGATTTTTACATCATCAATCACCACGGAATGCAGATGATAGAACAGGAGCTGGCAGCCCGCCCGGACATTGATCTCGTGGTGATTGACGAAGTGGCCACGCTCAGGAATCCGAAGGCGAAAACAATATTCAAGCCGATGAACAACGTGCTGAACCACCAAGGGATTGTCCGTGCCTGCTGGGGCCTGACCGGCACCCCGACGCCCAACGATCCTACCGATGCGTTCGGGCAGTGCAAGCTGATCACCCCTGAGAATTACCGCGGCCACTTCACCAGCTTCAAGAATGAGACGATGATGCAGCTCGGGCAGTTCAAATGGGTTCCACGCAAAGGATCTGCCGAGAGTGTGGCCAGGATACTGAAACCATCCATCCGCTTCGAGCGATCAGTATGCACAGACATGGAACCATGCTTCATCGAACGCCGGGCGCAGTTGAGTGAGGAACAGACCAAGGCGTACAAGCAGCTCATCCAACTGGCCATGACAGAAGTGCGCGGGTCCACTGTAACGGCGGTCAACGCAGCGGTGCTGATCAGTAAGCTCGTGCAGACAGCGTGCGGGTGCGTGATCGCAGCGGACGGGTCGATTGTCAAGATGGACTACGGCCCCAGGTTGGCAGTTCTTGAGGAGCTGATCGAAGAGAACAACGAGAAGGTGCTGGTGTTCGTCCCGTTCACCGGTGTCCTCGACGCCCTGGCTGTGGAGCTGCGCAAGCGGTGGACCGTAGCCGTGGTAGATGGGGGAGTATCGGCCGGCAAGCGCACTCAGATATTCAGAGACTTCCGGACAAATAAAGATCCGCACGTCCTGGTTTGCCACCCACAAGTAATGGCACACGGACTAGACCTTACCGCGGCTACTTTGTCTATTTGGTACGCCCCATATTGGAAGACTGAGATATACCAGCAAGCAAATGCTCGTACCGACGGGAGTAAACAGGCCGTGAAGATCGACATTGCGCACATATACACCACCCACGAGGAAAAGCGAATATATAACGTACTGAAGGAGCGCGGGAGATTGCAGGATGTTGTATTGTCTCTATCTAACGCCAAGGGTAACCAGACCGCGCCACTGAGTTACCCTTGAAAATCCGCCGCTTCACGCGGTCTGGTTGACCCGTTTGTTATCACTTTTGGAGGTGGTTTTATGAAGGAAGGGGTGTGTATGTATTTCAACGGCTCATTGGCGAATGATTACTGCAATGCCGGTGTCAATTACAGAGAATTTGTCGGTGGCCCTGATCCTGGATGGGCAAGAAGGACGCCGTGCATTAAGCGGCATGGGGTTGATGGATGCAACTCTTACCGTGAGCCAACCGCCGAAGAGATAAAAGCTGACGAAGAAGCCTTTGAAAAGTCGTTTGCTGGTATGCAGAAGGCCATTGCCACTATCATGGAAAAGACAAAGGCGAACCCTGACTTTGAGCCTGGTATGGATGTAAAAAAGCAAGGATCTGGCGGGGAGATTGATTGTCCCCTCTGTGGTGGCACATTGCATTATATCGTTTCCGCCGGGAATCATCATATCCATGGTAAGTGCGAAACTACCGGATGCCTGACGTGGATGATGTAGTGATAACAGTGGAAACACAGTATGACGTATATTTACGCTCTGGTAGACCCGCGCACCTGTCGGTACAGATATGTAGGGAAAGCCGACAACCCCAAACTGCGTTTGCAAAGACACCTACAGCCCAAGAAATTATCAGGGAATACTCACAAAGAGTCGTGGCTGCGCGACCTAATAGCGGCCGGCAACCTCCCAACTTTGAAAATTCTTGAGTGTGTAAAGAAAACTGAGTGGGAAGTTGCAGAAAAATACTGGATAGCGTACTTCAGAGCCTATGGGGAAGACCTGACAAACGGCACATTAGGTGGCGATGGGGCGTCATTCCCTGGCTCGCTCAACCCTATGTACGGAAGATGCGGAAAGGCGCACCCAGCGTTCGGGAAGAAGCGCCCTCAGTGGGTAGTAGATAAGATACGAGATGCGCAGAAGGGAGTCTCCAAGCCTATGACTCCAGAGCACAGGCAGGCAGCCGTGGAGCGAGGCAAAAAACAAGTAGGCAGCAAGAACCCGTTCTACGGAAAAGCTCACTCGGAGATCACTAAGAAGGCCTGGTCAGAGTCCAGGTCTACGCAGGTGCTTACACACGGCGGAGAAACTCGCAGTCTGCACGGATGGGGCGTGATTAGTGGCGTCTACCAAGATACTATCCGGCAGAGAATTGCTAATGGATGGACCGTGGAGAAGGCTATATTCACACCAGCCAGGAGGGTGTCTAATTTCTGCGGAGCAATTGAAATAGATGGAGTAACTAAGTCGGCCGCTGACTGGAGTAAGGTAAGCGGTGTAGCTGCAAGCACTATCCTTAGCAGGATAAGAGTCCTTGGATGGGGCAGGCGCGAGGCGGTATTTACACCAGTCCCAAGAACAACAAAATAAAATGTAACCCAAGCAACAAAAATAAGTTGACAACTTCTTCGGGAGTTGATAAACTAGTCACAAATAAGGAGATCGCCATGACAATAACAGTTGAGCAGGTCATTGAGAAGTACATCGAAACCAGGGACGCCATCGAAGCGGAGAAGAAGTTGTTCGACGCCAAGGTCGCAGACCTCAAAGCTCTCCAAGAGAACAGAGAGAAGTGGTTGATGGGCGCGCTCGATAAGGTGGGCGCCACCAGCATGAAGGCGCCGCACGGCACTGTGTTCATCGACTGGAAGGACAGCGCAGTAGTGGCCGATGCCGGGACGTTCCTTGCCTGGGTACACGAGGACTGGGACGAGCGCAATACCTTCCTCGAAAACCGGGTCAGCAAGACAGCAGTGAAACAAAGACTGGAGGACGGGCAGACTCCGCCCCCTGGCGTCAACTATACGAAGGTCAAGGATGTTAAAGTCCGCCGCGCATAAAAACAAACCGCCCTCGACGGGCACAACAACAAAGGAGCAACACCATGAGTAACGATTTGATGATCCCCGAAGCATCCTCAGTACCTGCATACCTGCGTAACCCTGAGCTGGCCCGCAAGGCCAACGAAGAAGCCGCCAGCGGTATCTCCACCGGCTACCCGGCACGGGTAAAGCTGTCCGGCAAGCAGTTCACCCTCGTTGACGGCAACGGCGACGAGACCCCGTTCCCTCCCGCATCTCTGGTGGCTGGTCCTGACGGCAACGTCTACCTGCCGGTCATTGTTCTCCGGGCGAAGAGAGCCTTGAGTAAGTCCTGGTACGCCATGGCGTACAACCCGAACTCGGATACGTTCCAGGCCCCGGACTGTTTCTCTGAAGACGCTGAGCGGCCTGATGCTTCCGTCGCCGCGCCACAGTCCGACACCTGCGCAGCCTGTCCGCATAACGCTTTCGGTTCCGGCAAGGATCAGAACGGAGCACCGACTAAAGGCAAGGCATGCGCTGATACCAAGATCCTGGCAGTGCATGTCCCTGGTTTCGGCGTTCATATGTTGCGCACCCCGCCGGCCAGCCTGAAGAACTTCGGCCTGTTCGTAAAGCAGCTCAGTGCCAACGGCATCCCGCTCGGCACGGTTAAGACCCTGATCGGTTTTGATCTGGCTGAGACCTACCCGATCATGGTGTTCAAGTTCGGCGGCTACCTGCCTGAGAACCTGATCCCGAAACTCGCTGAGATGTCCGAGTCTATCGAGGTATGTGAGATCGTGGAGGCAAGAACAGCTCCGGCTGTGGCAAAGCAGGTCGCCGCTCCCGCACATGCGAAGGAAACACCGGCAGTAAAGGACGCCATCGAAGTGAAGCAGCCGGTTGTTGCCGAGCTGGTCGAGGACGACATGGGCCTGGGGCTGACCACGCCCCCTAAGCAGACGAAGCCTCGCGCAGCCAAGCCGAAGGAAACTTCCAGGGCGAACCTGTCTCCTGATGCACCTACTCCTTCGGCCGGCGCCGCTGAGATCAGCGACGAGCAGTTGATGAAGGAACTCGGCCTCTAAAAATAAACTGCGCCTGCTTCGCGGCGTATAACAAACACCCGCCCTTCGGGGCGGCTCCTCAAGGGCAGCACATCCGCTGTCTTTGCGCAACCGCCCAGATAAAAAGGAGCTGCACAAAATGCGTAAAGGGATAGGGTCACATCAGAGTGCAAACATGGGCAAGGATGAGTGGCTAACACCACCAGAGATTATTGACGCACTAGGTATTTTTGACCTGGACCCGTGCGCTCCTGTATGTCGGCCGTGGATTACAGCTGCAAAGCATTATACTGTGGTTGATGATGGCCTTGCGCAGGAGTGGGCAGGGAGAGTGTGGTGCAACCCACCGTACGGGCTGGAGGCGGCGGCATGGCTTGCCAAATTGGCAGAGCATGGGGATGGGATAGCTTTGATTTTTGCAAGGACTAAAATGTTTTTTGACTTTGTGTGGGGAAAGGCTTCGGCTGTGCTGTTCCTGTATGGCAGGCTGCACTTCCATCATGTAAATGGGGACAGAGCTAAAGCCAATGCTGGTGCGCCATCAGTTCTTGTTGCGTACGGCCAAGATAATGTTACTGCCCTGCAAATGTCAGGGATACAAGGAAAACTTATAACTCTCTGAAAGAGGATCCACACAATGTACGAAGCAAAAGTAAAATATATCTTTGAAGCCTTGGAAAAAGCAGCGATCTCGATGACCGACTTCACCCGCCTCACCCGCATCAGCCGAGAGTCTCTGTACCGGTGGAAGAACGGGTCGCCTGTCAAGGATATGTTGCGCCTTGATCTCGCCTACACCTACGCAAAGCGCATGGAGGCAGCGTGTCGTGCCGAGCGACTGCCCCTCACCAGCAAACTCAAAGCACCGCAGCGTCTTGTGGTTCTGAGGAAAATCATTGCGGAAATGTCCACGAAGTAGTTAATCTGTAACTTTCTAAAACTACTCCGTGGAGGACAAAAATGAACGGATACGCTCTGCGGTGCGGGGACTGTCTTGACGTGATGAAGACGATCCCAACTGGGGTCGTTGATATGATATTGGCCGACCCACCTTACGGAACTACGGCTTGCAAATGGGATTCGGTCGTTCCTCTTGAACCGATGTGGGAACAACTGAAGCGGATCGTTAAACCTACCTCGGCCATTGCGCTGTTCGGAAGCCAGCCGTTTACTACAGCCCTCATTGCAAGCAATATTGCGCACTTCCGCCATTCGTGGGTGTGGAATAAAAGATTTGCTGCGAACTTCGCGGTTGCCAAGTACCAGCCCCTGAAAATACACGAGGACATCGTGATATTCGGGGAGAAGACCGTCAGGTACGCTCCGCAAAAGACCGAGCGGGAAACCCCGATAAAACTAGGGAAAAATGTAGCTAAGAGTGGAGGGTCGAACTTAGCCCACGCGAAGAAAGATTATGCCGGCAAGGTTTATACCGATAAAAACCCGGAGAGCATCATCTACTACGACACCAGGGCGGAGGGGCAAGTGAAGATGCACCCAACCCAAAAGCCGGTAGCTTTGATGGAGTACCTAATCAATACCTACACCAACCAGGACGACATAGTTCTCGATTTTACAATGGGTAGCGGCACCACCGGTGTAGCTTGCGCTAACCTCGGCAGAAGGTTCATCGGCATCGAGAAAGATGAGGGATATTTTAAGATAGCGAAGGAGCGTATATCCGCTGCGTATAAAAGTAAAATCGAGGTAGCTTAATGTTTTTAGAGAAGCTGCTTCCTGCGGAAGGGCTGTATTGTGTGGCCTTACTCCTCCCTGCCGGAGGTTTCAGGCATTTCTTCCATGAACATCTACCAGCAGCTCTGGCGCAGATCACCGCCCTGAACGATGCAGGCAACACCGTCTACATAGCCCAGGCCACATTTACTCCGAGCAAAATAGCCGAGGCCAAGGCGCACAACGCCACACTGCCGTACCCTCCCCCGGCCGGCAGTAAAATGAAACTGCGCAGCCAAGATAATACCTGGCTGATGAAGAACTTTTTCCTTGACATAGACTGCGGGGAGAA